CACAGTTACCGGCTATGGACTTACTATGTGTCTCACCTATCTTACCTTCGAAAAACAAAAGCAAGAAATTGAACAAAGACAATTAAATAAACTACGAAAATGACAGGTTATTACAACTTATTAGACAAACTTAAAACACACTTTGACGCAGACGTTATTGTAAACACGGTAACACAAGGCGACATTTTCAAAGTAGATTTAAGCAAACAAACAATATTTCCTTTATTACATATTATGGTTAATAACTGCACGTTGGATTCAAACACTACAACTTGGAATATTAGTTTAATTGCTATGGACGTTGTTGACTTGTCCAAGAGCGCAACAACAAATATTTTTTTAGGTAACGACAACGAAATTGACGTACTAAATACACAACACGCAGTTTTAAACAGGGCGTATGAAATAATAAAACACGGAAGTTTAGCATACGATTTATTTATGGTTGAAGGCACTGCAAGTTTAGAACCATTTACAGAACGTTTTGAAAATTATATGGCAGGTTGGACAATGACTTTTGACGTAGTAACACCGAACGAAATGACAATTTGTTAAGATGAAACAGAGCGAAGTACAAAAAGAATTAGATAGGTTTTCAAAGTCGGTAATTAAAGAAGCACGAAAAAATTTAACTACCTTAAAAAAGAACCACACAAAAGGACTTTGGCAAAGTTTAAAAGGAAATGTTAAGGCAATGCCTAATAGTTTGTCTATAGACTTTGAAATGAATTTGTACGGACAATTTCAAGACAAAGGAGTTAAAGGAGTTGGCGGTGTTCGTGAAACAACAAGCAAGTACAAAAGCACGAATAACAAAGGTAAAATGTGGAAACAAAATGCGCCACAAAGTGAGTTTAAATTTAAAATAGGTAAAAAACCAAGCGTTAAACATTTTATGCAATGGAGCGCAAGTAAAGGACTTAACCCGTATGCAGTTCGTGAAAGCGTATATCATCAAGGAATTAAACCGAGCTTATTTTTTACTAAACCATTTGAAGCTGCATTTAAAAGATTGCCTGATGAACTTATTGAAAAGTTTGGATTAGATGCAATGAATTTATTTAAAGAAACACAATTTAAAAACGAAAAGAAATAATGGCTAATATATTTGCACGTTCACCGTATTTAATTAGGATTGCAGAAAGTGGGCAAAACGGCTCAAAAGTAGAATTGTTTTTAAGCGCAACAACTTTTTCAGGAAGTCCACAATACACGTTAAGTAAATTAATACCAGCTTCAAACGATGTAGAAACGCTTTACGACATAAGTCCTTACATACGAGAATACATAAGTTTTCCAACGACAATAACTCCATTTGTTGATGCAGCAGTAGCAAACCCGACAAACGAACGAGTAAACGTAAGGGTAAAACGTTATAAGTTAGTAGGTTCAACTTATACATTATTAGACACGGTTGATTACATAGCATTTGACGGTTATACTGATTACGAATTAGGTTATAATTACGATTTAGGAAATTATGGACTTGACAATGGGGGGGTTTACTATTACAACGTTGATAATGAAGAATATCGAATAGGAACAATAAGAGTAACAGTTGGCGCAAGTTTTACGGCACGTTATACAAGTTTTGATACAGTGCCTGTCGTTACAAATTTATCAATATCAAATGGAACTTTTAATATTCCACGAAGACGGAACGACAATCTTTATGTTGGAAACAAAGTGGAAATTTTAAACGCAAGTTCAGCAGTTCAAAGAGTTTGGTATTTTTACCCGATTGAAGAATGTAAATATACACCCGTTAATATTAACTTTGTAAACAGGTACGGAGCGTGGCAAACTGAAGATTTTTTTAAGGCAAGTAACGATACGTTTAGCGTTGAAAACACGGAGTACAATTTAATGCAAACAGATAGTTACAATTACAACACTTTAGAAGGACAAAGAAAAGTATTTAACGCTAACGGTAAAAAAAGCATCAAAGTAAACACAGGTTGGGTAACTGAAGCTTGGAACGAAATTTTAAAACAAATAATGTTAAGCGAACGAATTTTAATAGACAATAAACCTGCAAAGATTAATACTAAAAGCACGGAGTTGTTTAAGCATATAAATACGAAACAAATAAATTATAGTTTAGAGTTCGAGTTTACATACGATGTTATTAATTCAGTTATTTAATGAAACGTCAAGTAGCAATATTTATTGAAACGGCTTTAGCACAAACCGAGTTAGAGTTTTCACGTTTAGAATTATTCAACGATGAAAAAATTACGGTAAGTTCTACTATTCAAAATATTTCGGACATAAGCAAAATATTTACAGACTATTCACAAGGTTTTACTATTCCGTGTTCACCTACAAACAACGCAATATTTCAGCACTTTTACCAAAACGATGTTGATGCAACTATTGACTATCAAAACCGATACAACGCATACATAGAAGTTGACACGGTTTTATTTAGACGTGGTAAAATTCAGCTCGAAAAGACGAACTTAAAAAACGGACAACCTGATAGTTATTCAGTAACATTTTACGGAGCTGGAGTAAGTTTAAAAGATTATTTTAACGAAGACAAATTAAGTCAATTAAATTACTCAACTTTAGACCACAACTATACAAACACGGAAGTTTATAATAGAGTAACAATAGACAGCTCGGTAACTGATTACAACGTTCGTTACCCTTTAATAACTTCAAATAGAGTTTGGCAGTTTTCAGGAAGCACACCACTACCAGACGCAAACGTTCCAAGTTGGTACGACAATAGTCCAGACAATAGTAAAAACATTGGACACGTTAACGGCGAAATAGTTTATACGGAGTTATTTCCTGCGGTTCGTGTTGCAAGTATATTTGATTTAATTGAAAGTAAATACGGAATAACATTTAACGGAATATTTTTAAGTTCGGAATTATTTACAAAAGCATTTTTACTTTACAAAAACAAGGAAAGTTACCACTACACAAACAACCCTGTAGAATTAGACTTTACTTCTACAGGTGGAACTTTAGCAAGTGCGTTTAACACAACAACAAATAGTTTTACACGAATAGAATTAGACACCACAAACACGGTTATTCATACTTTATATTACACGGTTACTTCCTTAAGTACAAGTCCAAGTGATTACTTTATTGATATGTACAGAAATGGAGTTTATACAAATACACGAACAGGAACAACAACGGCTTCACCGTTTCAGTTTAGCGAATACGTAAACGAAAACGAAATTATAACTTTTAAAATACGAAGTTATTACGCAATAACAATTGGAATAAGTTTTAATTATAGAAGAACAGAATTTGATTCATCGGCTGGAATTTCTATTGTTACAGGAACAGCAGTTTCAACAGCAACAACAACTTCGTTTACTGATTTAGCAGGTTTAGCCCCTGATATGAAAATAAGTGATTTTATAACAGGAATATGCAAAGAGTTTAATTTAACAGTCTATTCAAACACGAAGAACGTATTTACTTTTGACCCAATACCTTATTGGTATAGCAAAGGCGCAGTAGTTGATATAACAAAATACACCGACATTACAAGCATTGAAATTGAACGAATGAAACTTTATAAGTCCGTTGAGTTTAAATACCAAGATAGCGAATGTATGCTAAATAAATACTTTTTAGAAAGTCCATTAAACGCAGATGCACACGGCTACGGAAACACGAAAATAGGTTTTAATTACGATGGTGGCGAATACAAAATTGAAAGTCCATTTGAGAATTTACTTCATAATAACTTCGGAAACAATTTACAAGTAGGTTATTGCCTAAACAAAGAACTTGCGCCTTATATTCCGAAACCTGTTTTGTTGTATATGAATAAAAAAGCAACCTTAACAAGCGGACATATACACTGGGACGGACAAGCAAACATAACAGGTTACGTTCCATTTGGACAAGATAGCGAAATACTATTTGAAACAGGTTTAATTCCTTTGACGTTAAATTTTGGTGAAGAAATTTCAAGTTTCTATTTAGTAAACAACCCAAACACAATTTACGCTTTATATTACAGAGATTATTTAGTTAATTTATATAACCCTAAAAACAGACTTGTAAAAGTTAAAACAATACTTCCTGTTTCTTTACTTACAAATCTTCAGTTAAACGATAGGTTAATAATAAGGGACAAGCGTTATTTTATAAACGAAATGCAAAGCGACTTAACAACAGGCGACGTAAATTTTACTTTGATTAACGACTTTGCACAAGTAAAGCCAATTATATTAGTTGACACACCAACAGGAACAGGAAACACTTTACGTTTTGCAATTTTATATACAAACGGAGCGAATGTTGTTGATATTACAAAAAGCGCAAATGCAAGTAACGTTACTTTGTCAAACGCTAAATTTTCAAGCGAAGGTTATTTAGACGTAACCGTTCCAATAAACGTAGCAAGAACAATTACTTTAACTTTAACAACAGGTTACATCAACGGAAACACGGACACAAACTATATTATAATAGACCAAGTATGATAAACAAAATAATAGAAATGCTTTTATTAAGTGATTTTTACGGTGAAAGCGAAAACATAGACATAGCAAAAGGTAAATATAAATTTACTACTTCCATAAAAGAGCAATGGAAACAAGCACAACGCAAAAGGTTAATAGAAAAAAAACTAAAAGATAATGGCTGAAAAAAAAGTAATTGAATTAGAAGTAAATTCTAATTTAGGCAATTTAAAACAACAACTTAAACAAGCACAAGTTGAAGTTCAAACCTTGGCGGAAAAGTTCGGAGCAACTTCAGCACAAGCAGTTGAAGCGGCAAAGAAAGCGGCTATTCTTAAAGACAAAATAGGCGATGCAAAAGCGTTGACTGATGCATTTAACCCAGACGCAAAGTTTAAAGCGTTGAGCGGGGCGTTAACAGGTGTTGCAGGTGGTTTTTCAGTTGTTACAGGTGCGTTAGGAGCGTTCGGAAAACAAAACGAAGACGTAGAAAAAGCATTGTTAAAAGTTCAAAGCGCAATGGCTTTAGCTTCAGGCGCACAAGCAATCGGTGAAAGCATAGATAGTTTTAAACAACTTGGAGCGGTTATAAAAGCAAATTCAGTATTTCAAAAAATAATGACTGCGGCTCAATATGCTTACAATTTAGCAATGTCTTTAAACCCAATTGGTGCAATTGTAGCGGCAACTATTGCTTTAATAGCAGTTGGTTACAAGTTGATTACAATGTTTCAAGCAAGTGCAGACGCAAACGCCAAAAATGAAGCAGCAATTAAAAAGAACGAAAGTGCATTAAAGCAACAAATAAAAACAAGTGAACGTGCAAGTGAAGCATTAAAAACAAAAAACGGACACGAATACGAAATGGCGAAAGCTTCAGGTGCAAGTACAAAAGCATTAAGAGAATTAGCTTTAAAACACGCAGAAGAAGAAATTGCACTTAACAAAGCAAGTTTAGCAACGGCGAAAAATACATACGAGAAAAACAAGAATACGTTAGCAAATTTAATTAATTCAGACGCAACAGATGAACAAATTGAAAAGCAAAGAGAAATAACAACTGAAGCAAGAAAAGCTTCCGCAGAAGAACGTAAAGATTTAGAAGCCGCAATAAAAAATAAAAATGATATTGTTAGAAAAAACGCTGTTGAAGTTCGTCAAGAATTAACCGACAACAACACGAAAGCAAAAGACGCAAACAAAGCGCACAACGAAGCAATTAAACAACAAAACGAAGAAGCAGCAAAAGCTGAATTAGAACGTATTAAAACTTTAAACGAAAACATAAATTCATTAAAAGAAGAAATACGAATTAGTAATTTAACAGACGAAGAAAAGGAAGTTGATGCAATAAATAAAAAATATACAAAATTAATTGAAGAAGGTAAAAAATCTAAAATTGATGTTTCGTTATTAGAAGAAGAAAAGCGTTTAGGTTTAGCAGCAATAACTAAAAAATATGACGATGCAGAAGCAAATATAAGGTCTACAAATTCTAAAAATGTTATTTCCGAAATGTTAGCAACAGGAACTAAAAGACTTGAAGGTGAAAAATTAACAAGTGAAAAAGCAATTGAAATAGCAAAGAAAGAAGCAGATAAAAAACGAGAACTAACAAAAAAAGGAATTGATATGGCTATGTCCGCTTTATCTATTTTAAATGATGCTTTTCAAATGAGCGCAGGAAAAAGCGAAAAAGACCAACGCAAAGCGTTTAAGGCACAAAAAGCATTTAACTTGGCTTCAGCTTTAACAAATACTTATTTAGCCGTTACAGGAGCTTTAACTGCGGGTGGTAACCCAATAAAATTAGCAACAGGAACGCAATTTGTAGAAGCAGGAATAGCAGCCGCAACTGGAGCAATTCAAGTTGCTAAAATAGCAAAAACACAATTTGAAGGCGGTGGAAGTTCAGCGGGTGGCGGTGGCGGTGGCGGTGCAACAGCTCCAACGATGTCAGCGCCACAATTTAACGTTGTAGGTCAAAGCGGAGTTAATCAACTTGCAAGTTTAAACCAACAACCAATACAAGCGTACGTAGTTTCAGGACAAGTAACTTCACAACAGGCGTTAGACCGAAACAGGTTAGCAAACGCAACTTTAGGCGGTTAGAAAATACAACAAACAAACAAAAACTTAATTAAATAGATATGCGAATAGTTGAATTAATAATTGACGAAAAAGACGAAACAAGCGGAATAGACGCAGTTTCAGTTGTTGAAAGTCCTGCAATAGAAAGCGACTTTATAGCACTAAAAAAACACGAAATAGAACTCAAAGAAGTTGATGCTGAAAAGCGTATATTAATGGGTGCGGCTTTAATTCCTAACAAACAAATTTACCGCAAGAACGACAAGAACGAAGAATACTATATTTATTTTTCAGAAGAAACCGTACGCAAAGCAAGTGAATTGTTTTTTATGAACAGCAACCAGAACAACGCAACTTTAGAACACAAACAAAAGTTAGAAGGAATGAGTGTTGTTGAAAGTTGGATAGTTGAAGGTTCACACGACAAAAGTATGAACTACGGATTTAATTTTCCAAAAGGTACTTGGGTTATTTCTATGAAAGTAAACAACGATGAAATTTGGAACAAAGTAAAATTAGGAGAAGTAAAAGGATTTAGTATTGAAGGTTATTTTGCAGACAAATACGAAATGAGTTTAGTAAATGAAGACGATTTATTAATTACAGAAATAAAGAATTTAATTTTAAGAGACGAAAAAACTAATTTAGAAACATATAACGACTACCCAGAACAAGCAAAAGAAAACGCAAAAATAGCTTTACGTTATGCTGAAGAAAACGGATGGGGTGATTGCGGAACACCTGTTGGAAAAGCACGAGCAAATCAATTAGCAAATGGCGAAAACATAAGCGAAGACACAATAGCAAGAATGGCAAGTTTTGAACGTCAAAGAGAAAATTCACAAAGAGAACTTGGAGACGGTTGCGGTCGTTTAATGTGGTTAGCTTGGGGTGGTGATGCAGGAGTAGAATGGGCAAGTAGAAAACTTAAACAGATAAGAAAAGAAGAACTTGCAGAAGGACAAACACACTACACAATAGACGGTAAAATTTGGAGCGGTGAAACACACAAAGACGCAAACGGTAATTTAATGACAGGAAAAGAACATACAGAAGACAGCAAATTTTTATATCACGCAATTTAAATGGCGAAGCAAACTAACGTTAAAGTTCATCTTAAAAAACCGAAAGTAAAACGTGCAGGAGTTCACGCAAAAACACGCAATAGCAAATTAAAGTCAAGTAAAAATTATACAAAAACTTATACACGACAAGGACGATGAGTAAGAAAATAACAAAACAAGTAGCACAAGCTAAAACAAGTCCAAAAGGCGGTCAACGTGGTTGCCTATGTAAAGACGGAAAAACGTACTCAATAAAATGTTGTGACGGAAGTTTACCAGCGCAAGGAATAGGCGCAATTTAATTTAAAAATACAACAAATAATAAACAATTAAATTATACATATATGAACACACTACAAAACATTTACAACAAGTTAGCTGAGGACAAAACGGAATTAGCAAAACACAAAGTCAAATTAGCAAAGCTTGATGATTTAATTAAAATAGTAAAAAACGGCGAGAAAAACGTTAAAAACTTTAATGACATAAATTCTCAGTTAATTAAATTAGCTAGAGAAGCAGTTAAAAGTGGTGAAGCATTTAGAGTAAACATTAGCGAAATTAATAATTTAGGCAGCGCTTTAGAAAAGCAATTTAAAGACCTTGGATTAAATTATTTAGAAAACGTTGAAATAAAAAAGGCAAGCGCATTGCTTAACGAAGGATATAATATCACTAGTCAATTAGGTTATATTAAACAAATAATAAAATAAACAAATATGAAAACAAGCGTAATTAATCAAATCAAAACTTTACTTGGAATGGAAGTAAAATTAGAAACAATGAAGTTAATGGACGGAATAACAATTTTTGAAGCTGATGCTTTTGAAATGGACAAAGAAGTTTTTATTGTAACTGAAGACGAACAAAAAATTCCTGTTCCAATCGGAGAATATGAATTAGAAGACGGAAGAATTTTAGTCGTTGAAGTTGAAGGTATTATTTTAGAAATAAAAGAAGTTGCAACTGAAGAAGAAGTTGTTGAAGAAGAAGCTCCAGAAGTAGAAGTTGAAGTTGAAGCGGAAGCAACACCAACAGCAAAGAAGACAATCGAAAGCATAGTTAAAG